GTGGCACTGCTGGATTGGGCATTTCCTAAGCCTAGCAAGTTTTGTTCTGAACCGCAGAGAAAAACGCACAGGGGGCGGGCGGGGTGTCGGGTCACGGGCGGGCGTAGGATCTGGCCCACTCCCCTACAACACTGGCGGGGGCCTACTACATCTAGTGGTTGTTTGCTACTTAAGGCACAACATGTTGTGTTTTTAGCCGTGTTTGCGTGTTATCCGGTGAAACAGTGGCCCGCTGTATTGCGTTCTAACGGCGTGAAGTAGTGGCGGGTAGTGTTTCTATCTAATCACTATCCCGTGCCCTCTAATCGCATTCTAGGGCTAATTAAGGCATAGTGGCTAATGGTGGCTAATGGTGGGCAGAATAGGGCCCTAATTGGTTATTAGTTGCTATAGCGTGAGCGGTTGCCTGGTTGTCTTGTAGTGATCCTAGGCGGCTAGGTGATTAGGTGATTAGTTTTCTTTTCTTATCCGGCGAGTTCCAAGCGGCCCGTTAAGTGGCTAAGCCCTAGGTTATGGATTCCTAGGGCCTAGCGGTTGCGTGTTCGATTATGTTCTAGTTATTGCCCTGCCCATCCAGCCAAAGAATATGCCTAGGGCTAGGCCCAATCCGGCAATTACTGGCAGAAAAGTGGCCAGGCCGATTAGAACTAGTAACAGGATTAGCATTCGGCTAATTAGTGGCGGCCTGGTGGCGGCGTGTCTGCCTTTACCCTTGGCGTGTCTGCCGGCCATTAGTTGCCTTCCCGCTGCCAGGTTGCCAGAGTTTCAACCGTGTCGAATAGCCACTTAGCCCGATGTTCTTCCGGCAGTGTTTGGAGAACTTTGATTAGTTCAACATAATCGCCGTGTTCTAGGGCTAGTTGTATATCCGTGAATAGCTGCTTGATCGCTCCCATTAGTTAGCCGCCTTTATTGCCTGGTATTTTGCGAAACTAGGGCCGCGTAATAAATACGCTTTAGCTTGCTTGAGAGTGGCAAACTCCCCAAACTCGCTTAACGGGATTATGCCGTGATTCTTATTCCATGCTCTCACGGTATAGCGGCGGGCTCCATCCCAAGCGGCGGGCACTATGCCGGAGCTAGTTCTCACCGGCTTAGATTGCTCGCTAGTAATGAAGGCGAACACGCCTTGTTCTACTCTGGTGAGACTATCCCAAACAATTCGGCTCCCAAAATAACGCATCGCCGTTTTAGTGAAAAAATAGCCGCTCTCCGTGATTATTTCGGCCCACAAATTGAACCGGTTGTGATATCTAGGCGGGCTAATAAATTCTACCCCCGCCAGGTTCCCTGCTGCTCTCATGTTGTTCTCCGTTTCTGTTGTTTGTGTGTATTGCATGGTAAAAAGGTTAGTTTGTAGCCATTCTCAAAACACGGCCCGCAAATTGGCATATTTTCGATAATAGCCGGCAGTTGTTCGGCAAAAGTATTTCGGCCTAGTGTCATATTGTCCTCGTTTCTGCTAGTTGATCCTGTTTGTCTTGTAATAGGCCCAAGCATCCCGGCCCGTATCGAATAGGCGGCGGTAGTATTGCCCGCGGTATTCTTTGGTTACCTCGTAATACCCGGTAAAGCGATAGCGGCTAATACCCACATAATCGCCGGCCCTAGTTAGGCGGCAGGCTAGATCTATCGGGTAATTCATAGGGCCGCCGCCGTTTCTCTGACTCGCTCCGATGCAAGGAGATCTACGGCTAGGGCTAAATTCATCCCGCTAATTCCCTGCCGCTTTAGCATTTTGGCGATATTGGTTAAGTCTTTGGGCGTAAGTGTTATGGCCCTAGTTTCTTCCAATAGTTGCCGGCTAGGTAGATATTCCTGGTTACCCTCGCAAACATTACAGAACGGCGAACAGTCAAAACTGCCGCCGTGTCTTGGGCATTCGATCATGACCGGCTCCGTTTCTTGTCCTGGTGATATTGCAATTCGATAATAAGAAAAGCGATCACCATGCCGGCAACAAATAGCAGCGTGTCAATTAGTAACTGGTTCATGTTAGGCCACCAATAGATTAGGTTGTATTAGGGCAGTTAGTTTGCCATCGGCCTTTATAGCGGTGGCTTTTAGCGGGCCAGGCTTTGCAGGGTTAAAAGCGTTGGCTCCGTGTTCGAAACGCCAGAGTTCTGCCTTTTCGCCGTTAGCGGTTAGTTTTTGCAACTTACCTAGGAATTCTGCCCTAAGGCTTAGGGCCGTTAGCTCCGTTGCGGCGATCCAATTTTCGATCAAGCCATTCACGGCGGGATATTTAGCCGTAACTGGTGTATCGGTGTAAGTTCTGCCGGCTACTGTAGCCGTGACCTTGTTATCTTGCCCTAGCTCAATAGTTGTATTTAGTGGCATGCCTTTAGTTTTTAGGGCAGTTGCCAGAAACTTAACCATGTCCGGGGTAAGTCTCAGGGTTAAGTTATCCCCAATAACATCATCGACATATCTAGCAATGCAGAAACGATCCGTTGCTACCGCCGTAATCTTGTTATCGGTAACGGCTAGCTCCAATTCGGTTAGGACTGGCGTTGCGGTGCTCCTAGGGTTATCGGCAAATACGGCCAAGCTAGTAATTGCTAGGGCCTGGTTCTTTGTTAGTTCTATTTTCATGTTTTTTTCCTTTGTTAGTTAGTTGCCGGTGTTTTCCGGCAGTAATAATCTACGGCGGCGGCGTGATCCCTAGCCACTTATTTAGATAACAGTTTGGTAACGGTTCCGGCGTGATCCTAGCTAGGTTCTGGCCCGTGATCCTGCCGGCAGTGCTCCGGCGGCTAGGCGAACAAATTTTCGACAAGGGGCCCTAGACAAGCGAACAAATGTTCGACAAGGTTTTTCTGTGTTTTAGTGTTTTTATATATATAAATCGAACCGAATATTTCACTTTTTCGGAAAATCTGTATATAGCTTTCCAACCGAATCTTAGGCTTTTTACAGGGGTTTGTTTCCTCGGGAAGCGTTGCAGGATCTGTGAGCTGGCAGCAAAGGTGAGTAGCGGTCTCCTGGTATTAGGTGGTCTGCTTGCCAAGGGTCGTGAGGTTTGTAGCCTTCTTTGCAGATGTGGCAGATTACAGCGTTGTCTCTTACTGCTTTTGCTCGCCGTCTGTAATCGCCTGAGTATTGTCCGGTAAGTCTTTTCTTTTCTTCCCGTGCCGTTCTATCCCTAGGCGGGAGCTTGTGCTTCTCACAGCGGTTAGCTCCTCTTGTGAGTTCCCCACAGACTATGCAGGGAGCTCGGAAGTTATAGCCCTTCATTTATCTGTTGAGTAGAAGCCTTTTCCCCTAAAGGCAACCGAACCGAATCTGTAGTCCCTGACCATCTCGCTTTTGCACTTAGAGCAAACAGGGATTTGTATTTCCTCCTGCAACCGAATTGCGAGCGTTGCGGTTTGCTCACAGGATTTGCATTTGTAGTCGTAGGCGGGCATTAGAGTTTCCAGACAGTTCCAGAGTAACCCACCCCCCTCTCTAAAACGAATGTCACTAAGCCTGGAACCGAATCCTCCCCCGATTGCTTACGGAACCAGTTTGATCCGTTGTCGAGTGTGCTGGCTGAGATTAGGAACCGAGAGTGACCTTGTGGGGTCGAACCGAGTTCCGTCACTCGTAGGTGGTGCCAGTGACCGTGCACTAGAACGGTTGCATCCGAGACGGGCTGCTTACCGAAGCTTTGCTTCCTCCACCAGTCGGGAACATTCTCAGGTCTGCCACCTGCCTGATGTCCGTGAACTACACCGAGTATGTGGAAGTTGTCATCAAATACATCAATAGCGAGTGATTCATCCCAAGGCTGAGGCTCTAGGAATTTGATTTTCAGGTCTTGTGCTTCTGCTAGGCGAGCGAGTTGTCTGCCGATAAATACAGCCCAGTCGTCAGTTCCCTTGCCTACTTGCTGTTTGTTTACTCGCCATTGACAGTGATTAGATCCGACAGATGCGTAAGTGATGTCAGGCACTAACTCGTAGATTGACCGAATAGTGTCATAGGCGAATGTCAGGGCTAGGTCTACCTGCTCCATGATGCTGAGGTCGTTGCTTTGTAGCTGCACCATGTCTGACGAATTAGAGAAGCCTTCTATGGTGTCGCCAAGGTCAGCGAAGATAACCTTGCTCGGCTTCTGTTGCCGTATTAGGTTCTTCAACCGAATTTTGGTTAGCTCTACTCGTTCGATAAGCGATTGTGAGTTGCCTCGGTAATCTACTTTTCCTACCTGTAAGTCTGACCAGAGAATTACTAGGGCTTTATCTTCTGCCTTAGGAAGCTTGTTTACTTTTACTTTTTTCTTTGCCTCTGCAAGCAAGATAGGTAGCTCTTGACCGAGTAGGCGTTTGCGGAACTGAAAGCGATAGCTCGTGAGCCATTCGCCGTCATACCGTTGCCACTGAGATGTCCTTACGGTGTTGCCGACAACCTCATACTCGGCAGGGTCGTAGCCACGCTCTCTGAGAAAGTCATCAAAGTTCGGTTGGTTCGTAAGACCCTCGGTTGTAGCTATTCCGGTTGTCCCGTCGAACTCTACGCCAGGTCGAAAGTCTTTTGGCACTACGACCTTCGGTGCAGGATTCAAGTTTTCAAGCATCGTTATAGCCTAACTCTTGTAGCAAACACAGACTTTGTTTCTGTGCTTGGTAATTGTGTGGTCAGCGATTACGATTCCTCGGTCTCGCAATGCGTTGCTAAGTGCATTGGATGTCCAGAGTGCAACATTGGCTACGGCCTGTTCCAGAATGTCACGATCGGCTTTATCCAAGGTAGTCATAAGCCTTTTAAGTGCACAGGGCTTCTGCTTCTTATTTGGGGTCAGTCCCTCTAGCATTGCCCATCCTTTTGTTTAGCTCTTGCTCGCCTATCTTGATGGCATTCTCTCCGGCTTGCTTTAGTAGCTCCGCATCTAGCTCTAGGTTGTGCTGATAAATCAACTTGGTTAGTTCTAGTGCGAATGCCATAGCACCCAGCTCCAGTCCGTGCCTGAGCATCACCCGAGCGTGGTCGTGCAGCGTATCTTGAAACTTCCATAGTTGTTGTAGCTCCTCTGCTCCGTAGTCCTCCATTACCGCTCCAATGCAATTACAAACTTGAAAATGTAAATGTCCAAACCGAATGAATCTTTGCTCTCAAAGTAAGCAAATACTCCAAGGCAGATGTGCTCGTTAGTTGTGAATCGTAGTTTCATTTGTTTCCTCCTAGATTGATAGATCGTTTTCGTCCGCCAGCAGTCTTTGAACTACGGCAATTAGGTGTGGGTTGTTTTCGTTGCGAAGCCCTGCCTTAGCATCAAGGTAATCGGCTAGTTCTTCACGGATGCTGTCTAGGTCTGCTGACCAGACTAGGTTCTTATCTCTGAGCAGGGCTGCTGCTTGCCGGAAGTCGGCATATACTCTGTCATCTTTCACTTTGTTCTCCTTCTAGTAGCCAGTTAGCTAGTTTGGGGTTGTCTTGGAATACAGCCAGTAGAGCGTTCTCATAGATGCCTATGAAGTAGTGCTCCCATTCTCCGTATTCTGCTCCCTCTTTAGGTTTGGTTGGTGCTTCATTCACCATACGGACAGCGTGAAGAATCTCGTGGAAGAGGGTTATTTTCTTCTTTGTCTCGTGCAGGTCTTGATTGATGACGATTATGTTTCGTTCGTCTTGTGTATAGCCGTAGTTGGCATCCGTCAGCATTGCGTCATCCTTGACCTGTAGCCAGAGGATGTCGAATACTTGGGCTCCGATTTTGACTTTACTTGGATGTTGTTTTTTCATTCGGATTCTCCAATGTCCACATCAGGTCTTTTAGGTATACAAGGTCATCAAACTCGTTGAATGTTTTGCACTCTTGGATAGCTCGCATGATTCTGTCGTATTCATACTTACGGCCTATGTTGAAGGCTCGGCTTGCGTTGCTGTGAATTAGGTCGTTCAGGTCGCTCATTTGCTCTCCTTGACTTTAGCTATCAAGCCTTGTATCGGCTTGAGGTCTGATTGCGGAACAAACCAAGCATCTGGTCTGTCATTACCTGGGTTATCTAGGTATTTGCTTGATTTAGCTTCTTTACCCTCGATGTAGCCTTTGATTGTGAAATCGGGAGCAGCACCGGATACCAAAACATAATCGTCATTTGTGTTGTCGGCTGACCGAACTATAAGCCTGTAATTATCTTTAGTGATCCACCGAACTTGCACAGCTGTCATAACATCGGCGTTTTTGAATCCCTCTCCGCCACCGTAATAGGCATCAAGAGCTTTTGATACCGCTATTTCGGCACAATAACCCTCAATGTTTTCAGTCCAACCATTGCCTGTCATCCCGTGTTTGTTTTTATAGCTGTTTCTAATAGCGTGAACACATCGGTAAATTGCTAAAGCGGCTCCCATAGTTATTTCATCGGAAGTCAAAGTTATGTTCACTTCTGCTCTCCTTCTTCTTGAATCTCCTCGGCTACCTGCTTTAGGGGCTGCATCGGCACATTGATGCCGTGAGCTCGCTCGTTCTTCAAGTGAAACTCAAGGCTCTTGATTTTGTCAAGCCTGAACCCTGACCAGCGGCGAGCGTCTGTTTCAATAATTGGTGCAGCCAGTAGACCCATCTCTTTGAAGCGTTCTACGGCTTTAGGGCTTTTATCTAATCGCCTTGTCTTGTAAGTAATGCCCCTCTTGTCCAGTTCCTTCTTGCTTTGGGTGCATTGAACACAGGTTCCTGGCTTCAGTTCCCATACGACTATTGACATCATGCCTTGCTCCTTAGATAAATGTCAGCATCTCTGCCGTCATTGTTGCGTGTAGTAATTTCGATTCCCTTTGTATAGGTTGATACAGCTCTAGCCCAAGCAGAACGATTCTTGCGACCAATGAAAAACCATTCCCCTGCATTTGTATTTAGCTTGGAGATTACTTCTTCATTTACCAGTCTTGTTGCTTTTGGTTTGCGTATCGTTGGCGGATTCTGCTTTATCACAGCATTGCTCCTGTTCTGGCGTGAACCTTCTTCTTGGCTTCGATGATGGCGGTGCGAGCTACCTGGTAGCCCTTGTCCTGTGGTTTGGTCAGCTCTGCCTTCTCTCCGGCTTCGATAACCATAAACGAGATAAGGCGAGCGGCGTATTCTGCTCCCACCCGAATCCCCTGTTCGTAGGCTTCATCCATCTGCTTTGGAAACAGACGATCAGCGACATCGTATAAAAAGAACTTCCAGTCTTGCTTACTCATCAGAGGCTCCTAGCTCTTTGACAATCCGGCGAATAACCTCAGCGGTTGTTCGGTTTCCTATGTTCCATTCTTTGTTTGATAGCTCATCAAGTTCCTCTAGAACCGAATTGAATCCCATGTCATAACCTGCTTGGAATAGTGCATCGGCGTGAAACTCAAGTTGTTGCTTTATTTCTTTTACTCTCATTGTTGCTCCTTCCTGTATCCACATTACAGAAGGGCTAGGACAAAGTGTGGGATTTCAAGATAACGATTTGATTAAGATGACTGCACCTGGCTGGCGGTTATCGGCATAGTGCTTACGAGCCGAAATCTCGACTATCTGGCTGTCGTCTCCCCAGATAAGACCCGACTGGCCCACGGCATCACCTATGGCCCGCAGGAGCTTATCGAGATCAGGCGGGACTATTGGGCTAAGTCGCTGAGACTTAGGGATGCTTTTAGGTCTAGGCAAATAGAAATCCACCTCAAGCTTTATAGGCCCAAGGTGGATGTTCTGAGTGAGATACGGTTCGCAAGCATCTGCAATCTGTCTACGCCAGACTTTGAGTGCCTGACCTGAAGCTTCAATTAGTCGCCCGTGGATTACCTTTTTGCTGCCTTGAGGCTTTGGCAATCCTTGGACATCTAACCGAATCAGAATGGTGCATCTGCTATCTCTGCTGCGATGACCGATTGAGGCCACACTTTGAGTGCGATACCAGAACCGCCATCTCTTTTTTCGTAGGTTGAAATCCTCAAGTTACCTGTGACGGTTACTCGAGTGCCCTTCTTGGCATCCAGTAGCCAAGTGAACTCTGATAGCGAATCTACTGTGACATCAATGTAGTCACGGCTAACGGTTTCCCATTTGCCTTCAGCGTTCTTCTTCCGGTTTGCGTGAGATACGGTTACAACCGAACCCCAGTCGAATGTCTTTGCTTCTTCTACGAAGCCAGTGAATGTAAGCGATAAAGCCATAATGTCCTCCTATTGAATGTGCTCTGGATTTACGCAATCTAGCCTAGAGCAAATCCTAATTCCTGGCAAGATTGGCTCTCCTGTTTCTGAGAGCGGTGTAACTAGATCGGGGGCAAACCTGCCGTGCCACGGGATGCACCGAAACTCCCCGTTTACCACGGTGCTAGACCTACGGGTGCGACAGGACTGACAAAGCACCTTCGCTTTGCTTCGCTTCTTTACGATGTCCCAAGACATCCCACA